TCAGGGAATTATATACATGACTCCCGAAAGAAGGGTAAGGCGCGGCGCGGTGTGCGGTGCCGCCCCATCGCGTGCGCTTGCGCGGACAGCATGGCCGCGAGTCTCTGCGCGAGGGATCGCGTAGCTACCGACAGACTACGGACAGCATCGGTAAGTGCTATATTGCTGCCCGCTTAGCACTCCGCGCTTGTATCATTCGACAGAAAGCGTGCATTTCCCTAGTGGAAGCGCTTCCATATCCAAACATAATGGACATTATCGGACACCGGACAAATCAGAACTGAATTGGCTACCTGGCGGAGTAATCACGCATGAGCCGATGGGCCGCCCCCCTCGCGGAGGATCGAGCACCGGGGTTGGCACGCCGGGGGCCGCTTGGGAGGGGTGTCAGATAATTTATGCCGGAGTGCGGTAAAGTGCTATAATTTTTTTTTGTTCTTGTTATGCTATCGTCTATGCGTTGGAGCCACGATGAGAGGTCAGCATGTCGCACGGGTTGAAGCCGCATGAGATCGAGTCGAAGGCGCAGGAGGTGCTGGAGAGAATCCGTGCTGGTTCCTGGGCGAAACCGGCGTGTGTAGAGGTTGGTTTGGCGCACCGGACATGGGTTGACTGGTTGGGGAAGGCGGTGGAGAACGAGGAGGCGTACATACGAGCGCGTCATGGCCAGGCGGAGGCGAACGCGGAGCGGATCATGGAGTTGCAGGACGAGTTGGAGAAGACGAAGTGGGATGAGACGGAGGGGGTGCAAGTGAACGCCTTGAAGACGGCGATAGCGTCACGCCAATGGATGGCGAAGGCGCTCTACGGGAAGCAGTGGGGCGACACGCAGCAAGTGAATGTATCCGGGGCGATTGCGCATATCGACATCAGCCAGGAGTTTTTGTCTGCGTGTGCGCGAGTTGGGATTGTGTCGCCGGAGGGGGTGCCGACGATAGAGACTACGGCTGAGGTCATTGCTCCATCGGAGCGCATCATTGCTCCTTCATCGGAGCACGGTGATGGCTGACATAACCAAGAAGATGATCGAGTTGCTGGCGGTGCGTTTCAAGCACGATCCTCTCGCTCACGTCAAGTTCTCCTACCCATGGGGTGAGGGGCCGCTCAAGGGGATGGCTGGCCCGCGCACCTGGCAGCGGCAGTTATTGGAGAAGATTGGCGAGCATCTGCGCTCTGGTGCGACGGTCTATGATTGTTTGAGAATCGCCACCAGTAGTGGGCGAGGCATAGGGAAGTCGGCTTTGGTGGCCTGGATAATTCTTTGGGCGATGTCCACGATGGTTGACACACGCGGTATCGTGACTGCGGAGACGGCGCCGCAGTTGAAATCGAAGACGTGGCCGGAGTTGGCGAAGTGGTATCAGATGGCGATATGGCGCTCTCTATTCGAGTTCACCGCCACGTCGATCTACAGTGTGGATGCAAAGCATCGGGAGACGTGGCGTTTCGACGCGCTGCCGTGGAACGAGCAACGGCCAACGGCGTTCGCCGGGTTGCACAATCTTGGCAAGCGCGAGCTGGTCATCATGGACGAGGCATCGGAGATTTCAGACAACATATGGGATGTCATCAACGGCTCGTTCACTGACTTGAACACGGAGATGATGTGGTTTGTCTTTGGCAATCCGACCTCCAACAGCGGATACTTCCGCGAGTGTTTTGGTTCGCAGTCGCATCGCTGGCTGCATCGGCAGATAGATTCCCGTGACGTGGAAGGCGCCAACCTCAAGGAGATCGAGGACTGGATTGCCACCTACCGCGAGGATAGCGATTACGTCCGCGTCCACGTCAAGGGGGAGTTTCCTCATTCCAGCAGCTTGCAGTTCATCCCGTCGGATATTATCGCGGCTTCCGCATCGGCGCTGCGCGTTCTCCAATACGACCAGTACGCCGGCACGGTGGTTGGGGTGGACGTTGCCAGATTCGGGACCGACGAATCTGTAATTGCCACCCGCAAGGGGATGGACGCACGCACGTTCCCCATGCTGAAATTCAGTGGCATCGACACCATGCAGCTTGCCGGTCGCGTGATAGCTCATGTCGAAGAACTGCGAAAGCACCGTTGGGGTTGTGACGCGGTGATGATCGACGAGTCTGGTGTTGGCGGCGGCGTGATCGACCGCGTGCGGCAGATCGGTGGTGTCCGAGTGATCGGGGTCAACAACGGCGCGAAGTCCGACGTGCCCATTGAAGGCATCGCGGTATCGTCGAAGGGCGCGGAGTGCTGGGCCAGGATGCGCGAATGGTTGAGGGGTGGTGGCGCCATCTCAACCACCGATCCAGACCTCAAGCAGCAGTTGGAGGGCCGCGAATATGGCTTCAATTCCGCCAATCAAATCGTTCTCGAAAAGAAGGACGATATGAAGCGGCGCGGGTTGCAAAGTCCAGACCGGGGGGACGCGCTGGCTCTCACGCACGCCTACCCAATTCTTAGCGCCCTGCATCCCATGTCGTCTTCTACCACTCATTGCGCCGATGATGATGGACGAGACGTGTATAAGGATATTCGCTAGGGCGGCAATCCTTCCGTCAAGCGCGCCCTCATGTCGTCGGCACGCATAGCCCTCACGCGCTTGGCCCCTTGGGCGAGTATCGCCGCGTCGAACTTATCAAACGCATCCACTATGCTCTCGGCTTGGATGATTGTCTCAATCGGGAGCATCCGGTTCCGCAGCTCAGCCGATTTCCCATCCGGTGACTTTATGGTTTCAGAGATTGGCACACCGCCATAGGCCATGAAGCGCGGGCACGTCTCGTCAATCGGCGTGCCATCCAAGTGAGCGTACTCGTCAATCTTTCGGAATGGCCCCGAGAAGAACGTATGTCGCTCGTAGATGGGCAGCGGCGGCGGGAGTGGAGGCAGGCCAGGAAACGTGATGGGCGAGTTACTGAGTGGCGGGAGTGAAGCGGTCATGGTTTTCCCTTGGGGAGTGTAGAGTTTAGAGCGTCAACCATCGCCTCTAAAAGGCCGTGGCACGCTGGGACATCAGGGCAATATAGCAATGCCCTGATGCCGTCACGGTCATGGAGCTCGTAGTGGATGCCCTTGATGCCGCAGTTCTCGTCGTTCTTCTTCACAAGTTTCCATGGAAGGCGTAAAACGTCGTCGGTCATGGTGTGGTGTCCGTAGTTGGATGATAAACCGGCGCTGTCAGAGTGCAATGTGGTGATATTAGACGTGAGTGTTGCTTTTTTATACGCCTGCAATATGATCTGGCAACCAATCGGAGAACTATCATGGCAAATGGTGTTATCATGGCAGAGGCGATCACTACCGCTACCCCGACGTATGGGCCGGCAATCGGCCTCCAGGTCGATTCGCTGGCCACGCCTTTTGGCGGTGGCGCTGCGGCGAAGTCCAAGAAGTTCATCCCGCTGGAAATAGTGCTGACCAACACGGCCGACACCTCAACAGCGACGGTGATTATTCAGCAGAGTGAAAACATCGCCTTCTCCGGTTCGCCGGAAACGCTGGCCACGCTGTCCTTCACCAGCCAGACCGGCCCGCAGACCAAGAAGGGGCTGGTGAAGCTGACGCGGCGCTACATCCGCGTTGGCGTCACGGCGATCAGCTCCGCGTCGATCACCGGGTACTTGCTCCAACGCGAAAACTGAGCGAGGTTCGCCATGGAAAGCGGCTTCTCGTTTCAGCGGGAGCGTGTCGCGGAGATATGGGGCGAACTGGAACCGCTTGCCGCCATCCATCGCCAGGAGTTCCCGCGCTACGCTGACTACGGGTTGAACATCGATCATCATGCCTATGAGGCGATGGACGATGCCGGTGTGCTGCGGATGTTCACGGCGCGAATCGATGGGAAGTTGGTTGGTTATTGTTCGATGATCGTCCGCCGCCATCCGCATCTCATGGGCAGTCTCCAGGCCCTTGAGGACGTGCTTTATGTGGCGAAGGAGCATCGCGTGGGGTTGTTCGGCATCAACTTCATCCGCCTGGTGGACGCGGCGCTCAAGGAGGAAGGCGTGCAGGAGGTGGCGAGATGCACGCAAATCCCCCATGAGGATTCCACCCCCACGCATGGCCGTTTGCTTGAGCGGATGGGCTATTATGAGAAATCCGTGAGTTACGCCAAGCGGCTAGATCGGGAGGAATGACATGGGCATGGACCCCGCAACCTGGGCGGCGATTGGCGTTGGCGTATCGGCGCTCTCGGCTGGCTATGGCGTCTATTCTGGCGAGCAGGCCCGCAGGGAGGCTGGCAAGACGCCTCAGTTGCCAAGTGAACCAAAGCCTGCCGACACCGGCGACATGGCCGGTCAGATGCTCGCGGCGCAGAAGATGGCGCAATCTGCGGGCGGCACCATCCTCTCGAAGGACAAGGGGTTGTTTGGCTCGGATACCATCAATCCTCGCAAGAATCTCTTGGGGCTGTAAATGCTCACGCCCATTGCCGAAATCTTTGCCCAACCTGATGACATCCGGCTAAGGGCTTATCTGGAATCGCTGAGAACGTGGCTGGCGAATGAGCGGCAGCGATTCGACGTGCAATGGCGCGACCTGGCGCAATTCATGCTGCCTCGCGTCACCCGATTCAACTATACTGAGGTGGATAGCGGCGAGCGCAAGGACTACGCCCTCATTGACAACTGTGCGACGATTGGTGTACGCACCCTTGGCTCATCCATGCTCTCGAACATGAGCAGCCCGACGCGCAAGTGGTTCAGGCTTCGCATGGAGAATGATGAGTTGAACGATCAGCAGGAGGTGGCGGAGTGGTTGGAGCAATGGGACGACATCATCCGCCGCACGTTCATCAAATCCAATTTCTACCAAACCATCCACGGCGCCTATCGTGAGGAAGCATGCTTCGGCACTACCGCCTTCGAGATGCAGGAGGACAAGGACGCTGACATCCGTTGCTACCCGTGGCCAATCGGTTCCTACTACCTGACCACTGGCCATGATCTACGGATCGATGGCGCCATGCGGATCGTCAACAAGACGGCGAAGCAATTGGTGAACGAATACGGCCTGGACAATCTTTCTACCGCCGTGCGCTCGTTCTATGAGAGCAATGCCGGCGGATTGAAAGAGCAGTGGTGGCCAATAGTGCAGTTCATCTGCCGCAACACCTATTGGGGTGTGAAGACGCTGGAGGCCCGCACGCTGCCCTGGCTGTCGATGCACTATGAAATGCAGACTTTCAAGCCGGATCAGGGTATCCTCCGCAAGAGCGGGTTCCATGAGTTCCCCGTGATTGCCGGTCGGTGGGACGTGACCGGCGAGGATGTATATGGCAATAGCCCCGGCATGGATTGCCTGGGTGACGTGATGGCGCTCCAACTCCAGCAGAAACGCAAGCAACAGGCCATCGACAAGCAAGTGAATCCGCCAATGCTCGCCAATCCCGCGCTGATGGGATTGAAGTTGTCCACGCTGGCCGGCGATGTCACCTTTGCCGAAACCCGCGAAAACTCCCCTGGCTTCAAGCCTGCCTTCCAGATTCAATACCAGCTTGAGCATGCGGTCCAAGACATCAAGGAGACGCAGGCCCGCATCCGCTCCGCGCTCTATACCGACGTATTTCTGGCTATGCTCACCAGTGATCGCCGCGAGATGACGGCAGAGGAAGTGAGAGCAAAGTCGCAGGAGAAGTTATCGCTGATCGGCCCCGTGCTGAATCGCAACGACGATGAAATCCTCAAACCATCGGTGCTTCGTACATTCAGCATCCTCTATCGCAATGGCAAAGGGCCGAAGGTTCCGGAAATCCTCGCTGGCCAGCCGTTCAAGGTTGAGTTCGGCAGCATCCTGGAGCAGGTGCAGAAAATGCTCCAGATCACCAATGCCCAGCAATTATTGCAGATGGTGGGCAGCGAAATAGCCATCAACCAGGGCATTGCTGACGTGATCGACCTCGACGAGGTGGGGAGAAATATCGCCAAGGCATTAGACCGACCAGCGGCTGAGGTTCGCCCACCGGAAGTGGTGAAGCAGATCCGCGCAGATCGCCAGCGCCAACAGCAACAGGCGCAGCAAGCGGAGAACGCGCAGAAACTCGCCCAGGCGGCGCAATCGCTTGGCAATACCCCAATGGGTAGCGGCTCGGCGCTCGATAGCATGCTCCAGCGCACGCAAGGCGGCGCGTGAGAGGGTTGTGGCGGACATGACCAACAGTGAACGCACATCAATAACGCTGCAACCGGAGAAGTAACATGACAGTATTGCCAGATAATGACCAGATGGTGCGAGTCCGCGCAGCGGAGGACGTGGCGCTGGTTGGCGTGTCGCCGCCGCAAAATGCCGGCGATGAGGCGCAGGTGGATGCCTCGTCACTGTTGCAGGAATTGCGGGTGGCGCGGTCGCAGACCGCGATGATAAAGACGCTGGCCACCAGTGAAGGCCGGCACGTCCTGTATCAGATCATCGACCTCTGCGGGTTGAATCTCGGCCAGGCCGATATGTCCGGTGGCGAGTTGGCAATGCTCGCCGGGATGCGAAACGTGGGTTTGCGAGTCATCGCCGCAATCGAGGCGGTTGACCCGAAGGGATGGGTGCAGATGCAGCTTGAGCATAAGGACCAGGAGCTACAGGATTGGGCGATTGCTGACCAGAAACGGAAGCAGTTGGCGGCGCAAAGGGTTGCCAACGGCCGGTCGCGTCTAGGAAAACAACACTAATGATGTATTTCTTGACACCGCCTAGTGAATCTGTATAAGAACACCACACGAGGATAAAATGCCTGGAACCGCCACACTCGACACCCCCCCAAACGCCCCGGCGGCTGGTTCGCCACCGCCGGCTCCCGTTGCTATCGCGGCTGCCGCGGCCACGCCCGCCACCACGCCTGTTGTCACCCCTGCGGCTACCCAGGCAGCCGCATCCACTACGCCCGCTACCACCGCGACACCCGCCGCTGCTGCCACCGCCGAAACCAAGCCGGGCGACAAGCCGGCAACGCAGCCCGTGTCCCTTATGGCAACGGAAGCGAAGGCCGATGTTCCCCCCGAGGTCAAGTACGACCTCAAGATTCCAGAGAAAGCGCCGCTGACGGACGCCGATGTGGCGGCGGTGACCGAGTTCGCCAAGGCCAATAAGATGAGCGCCGAGATGGCGCAGCACGTTCTCGAAGATCGCGCCAAGTTGGTCGCGGGCATGCAGACCAAGGTGGCCACCGAGCAGAAGGCGTCCTTCGACAAGCTCTGGACCGATTGGCAGACCGAGACGAAGTCTGATAAGGACTATGGTGGCGACAAGTTGCCGGAGTCTCAGAAGGCGGTCAAGCGATTCATCAGTCGCTACGCCGACCCGGATTTCGCGGAGGCGCTGGCCAAGTCCCCGTTCGGGAATCATCGCGGCTTCTTCCGCATGCTGGCGCGGGCTGGCCTGGCGATGGCCGAGGATTCGTCCGCTGGTGTGAGCAATGCTCCCGGTGGTGCGGCAAAGCAAATCTCGGCAATCGACTTCTTCCCCTCAATGCGTCCCAAATAAGACCAATCCCCAACCCAACTAAAGCATAGGAACAAATCATGGGCGTCATCGGCAATACCGTGGATACTCTCTCGAACTGGGCGAAATCACGCGATCCCAGCGGCAAGGCATCCGCCATCGTTGAACTACTCGGTCAGTCCAACGAAATCCTCAATCAGATGCGTTGGCAGGAAGGCAACGGGGTGATGGTCAACCGCACTTCCGTCCGCATCGCCCTGCCCACCGTCTATACGCGCCAGATCGGCCAGGCGGTTGCCGCCTCGACCACCCGCGAAGCGCAGTTCGACGACACCATGGCGATTATCGAAGCATGGTCCAACGTGGATGTGGTGCTGGCCAATCTCCAGGCCAACGCCGCCGCCTATCGGTGGAACAAGGCCAAGGCGTTCTTCGAGGCAATGTCGCAGGAGATGGCTTACCTTATCTTCTACGGCGATGCCACCCTGGACGCGACCACGTTCAACGGCCTCACCCCGCGCTACGCCACGATCACCAGTGGCACCGCGCTGAGCGCTCAGAACGTCATCGATGGTGGTGGCACGGCTTCGGCCAACACTTCGATGTGGCTGTTGAGCCATGGCGAGGAATCGTTCTCCGGTATCTTCCCCGGCGGCACCCCGGCTGGCCTCCAGCATGAGGATCTCGGAATCGTGCCTCTCACCGTGACGGCTGGCTATCCCAGCCAACTGCTCAAGGCGTATGTCGATCAGTTCACCTGGACTGGCGGCATCAAGGTTCCCGACTGGCGCCAAAACGCCCGAATCTGCAACATCGACGTGAACAACCTCGTCAACGAGACGTATGCCACGGACCTGCTCAAGTGCATGACCAAGGCGTACTACCGCTTGCCGAGCATCAGCACTCCTGCCTCGACCTCTGGCAATCCGGCCATGCCGCTGCCCTCGGGCGGATGCCGCGCCTTCTACTGCAACCGTACCGTGCGCGAGATGCTGGAAATCCAGGTCTTGAACAAGATCACCAACCAACTCCGTTACGAGGGTGTTGACGGTCGGAAGGTGATGATGTTCAAGGATGCGCCGATCTACAACTGCGATCAGCTCGTCAACAGCGAGGGCCGAGTGACCTAATCACGGTTCTTCCCCCACCCCACTCCTTGGTGGGACGCACCCTCGGTTCTGTGGTGGGACCGGGGGATAAGCGTCAAGAAATGGAATCCTCATCCCCTACCTAACCAATCTCCAACTGGAGCCAAGCCATGATTCTCGTCAAACAGGAAAAACTTCTCGACGCCTACAACCCGACTGTCCAGACCGACAATTTCAGCGGGGACTACTACGATGCCCTGAAAGCGTGCGATCTTGGGGCCGGAAACGATGTCTGCCTCATCATCCAGTGCGCCACGGCAGCTAGCGGCGCCAGTTCGACCTACCAATTCCTGTTCCAGGGATCGGTCAGCGACACCAGCTTCGGCTCGCCGCTGAACATCGTCTCGGTGCCGTCGCTGGTTTCCGAAGCGGTTGTTATGACCGCCATGGTGGCTGGCTGGGAGAAGATCATCAAGCTGCCGCGCTTGTCCCCGGATATCGCCTACTGCCGCTACTATCGCCTCGGCGTGCGTATCGGTGGCGCTGGCGGCGGCAATGGCGTGTTCAACGCCTGGCTGTCCAACGACAATGCGGTGGACAACCACCCCTACGCGGCCGGCTACACCGTCCTGTAGATCATTCACAAGGAGAGCTTCATGGCCAAGGATTCTTGGACCAAAGACGAGCAACCGAAACCGCCTGCGCCGACCCCGGCGCCGGCGGCGGATGTTGCCACGCTCAAGGGTAATCCCCCCATCCCCACCATTCCCCCAAAGGATGGAGCCAAGGTGAAGAAGCCGCAATCCGCCAAACTAGATGCCGCGCTTGCGGTGTTGGCGGATGTGGCTAGCGAGGTGAAGAAAGACCCGGACAACGACGAGAAGCTGGCCTCTCTCCAGGCTGCCGAGGATCACGTCAAGTTCCTCAAGGATGTTGAGGGCGCGACGATGCCAGATGGTCGTATTCGCGTTCGGGCTATCGCGGTTGGCAGCTATCCCAGACCCGATCCCAACAACCCCAAGAAGAATCTGCATCAGTGCGTCATGCGGCGCCCTGGCGAGGATTTCACCCTGCTTAGCATGCAGGACTTCTCCGGGGCTGGTCGCGGCCAACCCATGGGTTGGATGGAGCTGTACCCGGAAGGCGCGGCGTTGGCACCACTGATCGACCCGGCCAATCCACCGGCCAACATCCCTCAGACCACGATCTCGAACCAAGTCAAGCAGCCACCCGGCTACGTTGCGTAGGGCAAGCCTGACCGCTCGCCCAGGAGCATTAGGCTATGACCTCGCCATCATCCGACGTTCAGATTGCCAATATCGCGCTGAGTCGGATCGGGCACACGCAGATCATCACCAGCTTCGATCCTACCGGCGGGACGGCCACCGACGGTTCCCTCGCCAGCCAGCAAGTATCCGTGCATTGGGTTCATGCCCGCGATGAACTGCTGCGCTCGTTCCCGTGGCCATGGGCGTCCAAGGAAGCGACGTTGGTGCAAGTGTCGGCGGTGGGCGTGAGGGCGACCCAGGAATGGCTGTTCTCGTATCGCTATCCGTCTGACGCGTTGGCCATCCGCAAGTTGTTTCCAACCATCAATGAAACATCGGTTGGGACGCCGCCAGCATTGGTATCACAGCCCGAGCCTTGGCGCAAGCCAGAGGGCGATGCAATGCCGTGGTCGTTCAGTACCGGCAGCGATGCCCAGGGCCGGTTGATCTACACCGACCTGGAAAACGCCATCTGCAAATACACCGCGCAGATCACCGATACTACGCTTTGGCCGCACGACTTTGCCGACCTGTTCACCTGGAAGCTGGCGGTTGACCTGTCATATGGTTTGGCGATCAGCGACAGCCGGCGTGAGACAGCCATCAAGATGTTCGAGCATCTGGAACAGAGAGTGAGGGCGGTGGCGTTCAACGAGAGCCAGAGCGACATTCCCCATATCACGACGCAGGCCGAGGCCGTCCAAGCACGGTTCGGACTTAAATAGCCATGGCACTACTTCAACCAAAAGTTGCCCTCGGCAATCTGGCATGCCCTGCTACAGAAGTGGCGTCCATGCCTGTTGCCGGCTATCCGCTGTCAATGCGTCGGTTGCCGGGGGTGGCATGACCGTAACTTCTCTAGCGCAAAGGTCGGCGGCAGGTGGCGTTCTTTCGCCTCAGTTGTGGGGTCGTGTTGACCAGGCAAAGTACGCATCGGGCTTGCGGCAATCGCATAATGGCTTGGTGACGCGGCAAGGGGCATGGGAGAATCGGCCAGGTACATATTACGTCAAGCCGGTCAAACAATCGGGTGCGTTCACTCGTATAGAGCCATTCATTGTCGGCAGCACGGGGTTTGTGCTGGAGTTCGGCGACCTGTGTCTGCGAATATGGTATAACGATTCCAGCCCGGTGGCGTTGACGGATTATCACGCATGGACCGTCGGGACCATATATGATATTGGCGGTTTGGCCAGCAATGGCGGCGAGTATTTCTACTCATCGCGCATAGAACATCCTCCGGCATGGCTTGTAACGCAGGCGTATATAGCCAATGATCGTGTGGTGTTGGCTGGCGCCCTAAGCGGGCAGATTTATCTAGCCGTGAACGCTGTCACTGGCGGGCTTGGTCCAGGCGTTGATACCACCAATTGGCTGGCGGTTGCTCCACGGTCCACCATCCCATGCCCAACCGTTGTCACATTACCAACTGGCGCCGGAACGGCAAATACCGGCGACCGGGTGCTGTATAGTGGGAATGTTTATTACTGCCAATACACCTTGAGTCCCGCCGGATTTCCCGCCTGGGATTCTGGCAGCATGTATGCGCTCGGTGACCATGTGGTGGACTCCGGTGTTTATTACGTTTGCATTACCCCCATCACCTTGCCTTGTATTGGATACGTCCCAGCGGCACATCCAACTTTTTGGAATCCAGTCGTTGGCAGCACCTCATTTTGGACTTTCCAGCCAACACCAACCGCCGGTGGTGATGCGTATTGGTTCAAGGAGCCAGCTCCTACCACGGCGTTCGAGATCCCCACAAATATCCCCCAAGTGAGCCTCCCGATATTCCAGTACGCTCAGATCAACGATGTGATGTATTTCGCTGGGCAGGATTTTTACCCCTCGCGGTTACAGCACAACTCGCAGACGAATTGGGCCTTCTCATATGCTCCAGTTGGCAATACGCAGATGGCTCCGGTTGGCGCATTGGCCACCCAAGTTACCGGGCCAGGAACGATACCGTGGACCTACGTTGTCACTGCCATCAATCCCGATAATGGCGAGGAAAGTTTAGTATCAAATGAAGCTAACTGCACGTCTTCATACGGTCTTTCGGTAACAACGTATAATACTGTTCTTTGGACCGCCATCACTGGCGTAAAGAAATACAATATCTATAGGAAGGAGAACGGCTCATATTGCTATATCGGCACCTCTGGCACCGTCACCTTTGTGGATACAGGAATAATCCCCCTGATCTCAATTCAGCCACCGATCCAGTTGGCGATGTTCGCCACTGCCAGCGATTATCCGGCGGTGATTGGCGCATATCAGCAACGTCTGATTTATGCCAACAGCATCAACCAGCCACAATCTGTATGGGCATCGCGGATTGGCACCTATCAATCATTCCCCGTGTCCACGCCCACTGTGGATAACGACGCGGTATATTTTGTTATTGCGGGCAAGACCAAGCAAGAGGTGCGGGCGTTGGTTGACATTGGCACGCTCATCATCCATACCAGCAACGGTGAGTATATCGCCAAGGGCAATCAGTATGGCACCATCACGCCAACCACCATCAATCTTGTTCAGCAAGGTTATGTGGGTGCAAAGCTGCTGGGCAGCACTCCGATTGGAAACACTGATCTTTTTGCCCAGGCACGCGGTAACATTATCCGCGATTTTCGCTTTGAGATTCAGTCCTATCAATACGCCGGAAAAGACCTGACTAAGTTTGCGCCCGATCTATTCAAGGGCAAGCAGATCGTGTGCATGTGTTTCCAGCAAGTGCCGCAGTCGATCCTTTGGGTTGTGCTGGATGACGGGACGTTGCTCGGCCTGACGTATGTGCGCGAGGATGAGTTGTGGGCGTGGCACGGGCCACACGATACCGGAATCCACGACAAGATCGAATGGGCATGCGTGATTCCATCCGCCGGCCTGGACATCCTCTATCTGGCGGTGCAGCGCACCGTTCTCACCATCCCCCTGTTGCCGAATGGTTCACCCGTTCGCAATATCGAGCGCTTGTATCCCCGTGACTTCCTCGACATCCGCCTTGACGCGCATTTCGTGGATTGCGGCGGTGTGATAGATGGGCGCAACGTGACTACAGCAGCGGTAGTGCCAGCGTGGGGCACGCACACCATGACGGTGACGGCGCCGGCGATTCCATTAACTCCTACTAGTTGGGGGTGTTCACCGGGCGGCGACTTTTACTATTCCGGCGGCAGTTTCAATTGGGTTGGGATGAGCGGCTCGGCCGTGGCAATGGCCGATATGGGCGCAACGGTGACGCTCACGCAATATACCATTGGCCGCACGGGTACGACCCCGGCCAACTGGACGCTGGAGGGGTCGGCAACTGGCGTTGGTGGCTGGGTGACGCTCGACACCAATACCGGCGGCACCGGCGCCGTGACCAAGACGCTGGGGGCGCCAGCGACCTATCGTTATTTCCGCATCACTTTCACCGGCTGTGGTGGCTATCCGCCAGGCTGGTATCTGTCAATCACCCTCGATGCCGCCGGCAGTCTTACGCCCACTGACCTTCTGACACTTACCGCATCATCGTCAACATTCGTCGCTGGCGATGTTGGTAACGCCGTTGTCCTGTACGAAATGGACCCCGATGGGTTCACCATCCTGGATCAAGTGACGCTCAATATCTTGGCCTATACTAGCGCCACCGTGGTATCGGTGCAGCCATCCAAGACGGTCCCTGCCTGGGCGCAGGCCGCGCTCGCGACATGGGGCAAGGCAATCAAGGCGTTCACTGGCCATACTGAATTGGCTGGCGCTACCATCAGCATCCTCGCGGATGGCGTGGTGCAGCCGCCGGTTGTCGTCAGCGTGGCGGGGGCGTTCGCCATCCAGAACAACGCCGTGGTAGTCCACTATGGCTTGCCCTACACGTCGGAAGGGGCAACGTTGGATTGGGAGAATACGCAGGGTGAAACCATCCAGAACAAGAAGAAACTGGTGGTGGAGATGACTCCGCGCTTCTACCGCTCGCGTGGCGGCGAATATGGCCAGGATGACTCCCACACGTTCCCGATTAGCCAAAGGCCAAACGAGGATTGGGCCGATCCCACCTTCCTGCTGAATGACCATCTGCGTATTCCGGTGGCAGGAGCTTGGCAACTTAGCGCCGAGCTTTATTGGAAACAGACTCAACCATTACCGCTTTCTATCTCTTGCATAACGGCCGCCGGGCAAATCGGAAACTGAGGGGCATATCATGGGTGACGACGCAAGTATGTATATGACCGCTCTTGGTGGGGCTACCAAAGCCTACGGCTCTTACGAGGCTGGCCAGACCAACGCCAGGCTGGCGCGGTACAACGCATCGGTTGAGCAAATGCAATCGAACTATGCCATCCAGGCCGGCAAATCGCAGGAGGCGGTCGAGGACTTGAAGGCCCGCAGGATCGCCGGCTCGCTGAGCGCATCCCAAGCTGGGCAGGGCGTGGTGGTCGGCGCGGGTACTGGAGCAGCGGTGGCGAAGTCGTCCGAGAATATGACGGAGATGGACAAACTGATGATCGACATAAACGCCTCTCGCAAGGCGTTCGGTTATCAGGTCCACGCCTTTGACTACGGCATGCGGGCCGAGGAAGATGAACGGCGCGGCACCATGGGTGCTTTGACTTCGCTCATGGATACTGGTACGAGACTCACCGACATGGAACGGCGCCGAGCTGCTGCCACTGGAGAGGACTACCAGAAGAAGCAACGCGACTACGATCCGCTTGTGGACAAGGCACCAGCCAATGAAGAATCGGACTTCCTCACCTTTGGTGGCGGCAATTACTTGCCAACGAGATAACCATGCCCACGCCACCCAATGAAATGCCGGATGTCCAGCTAGATACGATCCCGCGTACCTTCTCCCCAACGGTTGAGGCGCATGTATCGCCAGAGGACTTTGGCGCTGGCCTGGGCCAGGCTGCCGAGGGTTTGGCCGGCGCGATGGCGGATCGGATGAATCAACGCACGCTGATGATGAATCAGGCGGCGAATCTGGAAGCGGACAATCATGCATCGCAGATTGAGACGCAACTGCTGCATGATCCCAAGACCGGCATCCTCAATCAGGAGCTTGGGAACAATGCGCCAGAGGCGGTGGACAAAACGCTCAAGGATTACCAGGACGCCGCCGGAAAGATCCGTGCTGGGCTATCCAATGGTGCCCAGCAAGAGGCGTTTGACCGGATGTATGGGAACCGACTGGGTGCCGTTCAGCGAACGTTATTCCAGTATGAACATGGGCAGATGACCAAGTACGCCTCCGAGCAGTTTGACGCCTCGGAGAAGCAGACGCATATCGACGCGGTGAACCAATCCTATGATGGGCGCGGGCAGTTCGATGCCGCATCGGTAAATGAGCACCGCGCCAAGTTGACGGCATTGATCCAGGATCGCGGCCAGACGCTGGCCATGCCGCCAGAGGCCATCAAATTGCAAACGGAGAACGCTCAATCCGACCTCACGGTTGGCGTGCTCGACCGGATGTTGTCAGAGCGCCGGGATCAGGATGCGGAAAAGTTCTTCAACGAGAACCAGGCCGACATTATTGACCCTCGCCAACGGGCGAGTCTGCAATTGGCGGTGAATCATATCGTCACGCAGAATGGCGCACAACGCAGAGTCATGGCCGCCGCGTTCGATGAACACGGTCTTACCCGCTCGCGTGGCGAGGCATTGGGGATACTCAACAAAGATACCTGGGTCACTGGCGACGCAGAACATCAACGGCAGTCATACGAGCAACTGAACACCGTGCTTGGTGAACAGCACCAGGCAAAAACCGAGGCGGAGAATACCGCGTTCAGTGATGCCTTCCAGCAACTCAGGCAAGGGAATTGGGACATCAAGGCCATAAACCCGATGCTCATGTCGCAGATGGACCCGGAGCAGGTGGAACACTTGATGGGCTATGCCAAGAAGGGCGGCGGTGAGCACGACCAAGGGAAATACATGGGCCTCTATCAGGATGCCACCAGCGACAAGCCGGAGGCGGTGGAGGCTTTCAAGAAGGTGGATTTGCGGCAATATGTCGGGCAGATCAGCGATGCGAAACTTGACGACTTGATGAAGATGCAGGGCGAGTTGCGGAAGGGCAAACCAGGCCCCGTAACCGTGGCGGCGCATCAACTGAACGAGATCGCAACCGATACCTTCAAGGAGAACATGCTGCCCACTGGCGAAAAGGCCAAGCCCGAGGAACAGGCGGCACTAGCCAAGTTCCTGGACATCTACCAGGAGCAGATCGACGGCGAGGACGCCGCGCTCGACATGCAGGGCAAACCTCGGCTCAACACCGAGCAGAGGAAGGAACGCGCTCGCCACCTCATGTTGCCAGATCCGTCGGACCCCAAACGGAAGCGCTATGAGACGCGGTATGATGCCCGTGCCGCCGCGCCATCCGGCCCAGTGGCGGAGGAAGATGAGTTGAAGCAGACGCAAACGATTCTCGCCCGTCCTGAGAACGCCGAAACGTTCAATGCAAAGATGTGGGACATTGAGAAGATGGTGGAGAACAAGTCCGACCCGGATATGCAGAAACGGGCTGAGCAGCTTTATGGATCAGCTCTTACTACTCTCACGGCTTCTGGAGTTCCCTTCAGGCAACGGTTCACCGAGAGCTATCAGGCGCATCACAATGACGCCATGCCATCGGAGATCGAGACGCTGGAGGCTTTCCGGGTATGGAGGATAAACGAAGCGCAGAAACCAGGCGCCGTAGCCTATCGTGAGGCGCAGTCCAGGATTCAAGCCGCGCAGGTGTCGGAGCCAGAGAAGCCGGTCATCACGCCGGAAGCCATCCGGCAGCGCTGGGAAGGTGCTGGGATAAAGATGCGCCCGGAAGCGGCTGATGCGTTGGCTACGATCTTCGACCTACCGCCAGATGCTTTTGCCTGGGCCAAGGACTTCCTACTCAAGAAGCGGTTCTAATGCCCAACCCCGTGCCGCCTGATACTTGGCATCCGCCTCTGCCATTGCCGGCATCTGACGGCGTGGATGAGGTAGCGGCGGCGCACGCGCCATCGCCGGTGGACGATGGCATTGACGCATTGGTGGTATCACAGGATCAGCAGAGGCAAAACGCCGCTGTTGCCAGCATGAACGCGGCCAAAACCATGGACCCGGAGCGTACTGGTAAGGCCATGGAATTAGCGCTGCGCTACGGCATCTCACCAGACCTTGCCAATCGGGAATACGAGTTGCTGAGTGGGCAACGCCGGTTTGATGACAACTTGGATGCCGCCGACTTCACGCAACTTTACAAGGAGCGTCCAGAGTTAGCGAAGTGGCTGCTGCGCCCCGAGAACGCCGCTGTCGCAGATGGGGACGTACAGTATCTCAAGGACGTGAACGATCATGTGGCAGCCTACGTCCGCGCCACCACCGACCCCCGCGCCAAGATGCCGTGGCTATCGTACCTGACCACAAAATACACCACCGGCCTTGGCGAGACTGCCATGCCGGTTGTCGCTACATTGGCCACTCTGGGTGCAATCCCGAAGGATTGGTTCTACGGCATTGTGGACCGCGAGCAGGCGATGGCAAAGGCCGAGGCCGAGGGTTTCCAGCCGCCTACCGGGGCGATGCGGGTAATCTCCCCCACGCTCAACTTCATGGGTGATCCGCTGAGCCTGCTGCCGATGGCGCTGGGTGCGAAGCTGGCAGTCAAAGGCGTCCGGGCCACGCAAGCACTCAAGGATGCTGCCGAGATCGGATCGGCTGCCTTTGGCAAGATTGAAGCCGCAGCCGCAGCCAAGGGTGCTGCCGCCGGCATGGGGGCGCAGGCGTTCGGGCAATCGCTGGTGAGTTCATCGCTGGCCACTGGCCAGAAGCCTGGGGCGCCTGAGTATTCAGAGGCGCTTGCCCAGGGCACCCTCGCCACGTTGTTTGGCCGAGTGATGGGACTGCCGGTGCCCGCCCGGATGGCCGGTGTTGGCGGTGGCGCGGTGGGGGCGGATGCCCTACGTCAGGGCGCGACCATGGCGGCGCAGAACGTGGCGGCGCTGTTCCCACCGATGCTGACTGGAAAACCAGCCCCCACTACCGGCGAAATGTGGATGCAAGCGCTCATTGGCGGCACGTCTGGCGTAGCGTTGGGCATTGGAAATCTGCCGTCGGCCTGGGCGCATGGGCAGGCGGTGGAGAGGATCAATCGCACCATCGAAGCGCATCAATCGCTTGGCGCCATGGATAGCATCCAGGCCGCGATCAAAGCCGCTACCGATTCCGCCACGCTCAAACGCAGTTCTTCCGCCACCGAGGATTTGATCCGCCAAGTAGCCGCCCAACAGGGCGCCGCTGGCGGGTTGACGCTGGAGCAGTCCAGCAAGAGCCTGTGGTTTCCAGCCAAGGAGATCGACACCTATCTGCGCGGCAAGGGTGTCAGCGATCCAGCCGCCACGCTTGAAGGCATGGGCGTTGAGAAAAAGGCTTACGAGCAGGCGATGGGCACTGGCTCCAAGGTGGAAGTGCCAATTGAGAAGCTGATCGTGCAACTGGCAAAGGACGGCACGGCCGCCGAGGTGCTGCCCATGGCCAGCATCGGCCCGGATCGCAAGTCATTTGCCGAGGAAAGCGATTGGCTCAAGGGGTTGCCCGAGAACCTGGCGAAGTTCAAGGAGCAGGTGAGGGGCGAAATCAAGACCGATCCGTTTGCCACGCCCGATGGCAAGGAGATATACCAGGACTGGTATCAGCGGTTGCGCGAGATCGGCAAGGGAAGTGAAGAAGCCAAGACGCAGGCGCTATTTCTGCAACGTGGCTTCGAGATCGCCGCCGGAAAATACAATCAAGGCGAAGGAAAGAAGATCGCCCCCGCCGACCTCTACAAGCACTTGGGCATGCAAATCCAGCGCGTATTGCCTGATGTATTAGCCAATCCGCAGATCAGAAAGCTCATGGATGAGCCATTGACCGCCTTGCGCGTGGCGGCGCAGAAGGGCGAGATACCGGAGAATCTTCAAGGCTTGTCGAAAGCGCTCAAGCAGGCCGGTATCGACATCTCAAAGCACAAGACCAACCAGGAGGTATTTGACGCGCTCCATCAAGGGATGGCGGCGCAACAGGGCGCCGGCGAGCATCTGGTGGATGGACGGCCCATCGTCAAGGCGCACATCCCCTACGGCGGTGGCTGGTCCCGCGATGGGAACCATCTCTACATCGACGAGCGCATCCCCCGCTACATGGATATCGACGGCAAGCCGGTGGATGTGCATGCGCTCATCGCCCGGCATGAGATTGTCGAGAAGGGCGAGATGGACAAGGGCATGAAGTATAAGGATGCCCACAAGATCGCCACCAATGCCGAGCATGACGAGGCGCGATCCTTGGGCGTCAACCCCAAGAGTTATGAGCGTGCGCTGGCCCCATTGCTCAAGCAAGTGAAGGCATCGTCCGACAAGGCCAAAATTCCTATCGACCTCGATAGCCGAACATATAATCAATCCGAAGAAGGGCATCTCATCAAGGGCGCCAAAGGCGACCCGCTCAAACTGATGCACACCGAGCAGGTGGCGAAGGTGCAGATGCAGGGCGACGAGCGCACGCTGGAGCAATCTGGCTGGCACGGGACCGGGAACGTAAAGCCGTATGACCGCCTCTCCACCGATTACGTTGGCGGCCCTGGCGGTGAAGGACATCAGGCTTTTGGGTGGGGGTTATACATCGCAGGGAAGAAGGATCTGGGTGCGTTTTACCGAGATAAGTTGTCCCGTGACGCCCGAGACATCACGCGACTTGACGGGAAGGAAATCTGGAGATGGGGGAACGAGGTACGCTACGATACCGGACAACAAATAGACCTGACAAGGAACGAGCATGACGTTCTTAGGCAGGCACTATTTGGTGGCGAAAGTCCAGTGGTCGCGCTAAAGGACATAATAGCATATCAAGAGAAAAGACAGGGCGATTACGCCAAAGAGATCCTATCGGTTGCGAGGTCATTACTCGCTCGCGTCACCGTGGAAAGTGGCAAAGGAAAACTTTATACTCTGGAAATACCGGAGAACGAGGAGTTTCTTGACCGGGATCAACCAGTGGCGGAACAGGGAGAGCCCA